TTTCAGTTAAACTCACGATAGAAGAATATTTTCTTACTTCATTAGATTTATACCTGGAAAAAATAAAACAGCCTAGACGTCCTGTTCTCAATTATTTGTATTATCGTAATAAACAAAGAATGCAGCAACGTGAAATATTTTGTGATAAACATAATTCTCAGTGTGCTTATGAATTTTATTCTACAGATCTTCCTATTATAGATTCTATTAAGCGATGTAAGAGAGATTATTTGAATAAGAAGGATTTAATGACTAGTGTTTATGCTGAGCTTGTCTCGAAATATGTTATGACGGGTAAAAGTTCGATTGCTAAGTTGCAACATCAGCATTTTGGAGCTTTTAGTGATTTTTATAGAGAGTATTATACTAGTGTTAGTCAACGAGCTATTGCTCCTTTGACTGACCATGTTAATAACCCTAAAGCAACTGATGTTCATCCCACTCAGTCAATACGATCTTTAGTTGAAGCTTTATCTTCAAAGTGGATACGTATCGCTACAGGAATAACTGAAGTTCGTCCTGGTTCTCTTGTTGAAAAGTGTTTACAACGTTTGAGTTGGGATAAGATAATTTATGAAAAATATAATGGTTACCCTCAAGTTGTTTATACTACTAATGATCTTTCTCAAGCGAAAATGATTCATCTCTACAAAGGGTTTTGTGTGGATGGTATGAAGCGAGGGTCTACTTTTGCTACTTTACGTGCTATTATTCCTCGTGCTCTCCGTACTTTGGAATCTTTTATAGATTGTGATTCTCGTGTTAAATCTGTTATGTTTAAATACTCTCCTCGATTTCTTTTTAATTTTGTGAAAATCGGTACTTCTGGTGGTCTTTTTAGTGCGCCTACTGGTTCTGTTATTAATGATGGTGTTAATTATGTGATGAAGAATTCTGGAGATAAAGTTTTGTTGTTAGAAGGTGCTATTAGAGATTTTCATCGCTTTATGTGTTCTGTACGCGATAAAAAGAAATGTAACTTTCAACCTGTATGTACAACACGTATTAAAGGCGAATGGAAGTTTGGTTATGATAAGAAGATGGATGAATTGATTCGTCTTTTTTTTAAGAGTAGGGAATTTTTTATACCAAGTATGAATATGATTTTTTTATCTTCCTTATTGGGGAAAGAACGTATGTATTTTGAACGCGGTAATTTGATTAGAATTGGTATGACTTATTGGCACGGTGGTGCTTATGAGTTAGCTATTCTTATGAATTATACTAATCCTGATATTTTTTGGGTGGATGGTGATATAGAATCTTTGGATAAGCATATTAAGGATTGGCAATTATATCTTTATATCGCCGCTGGTGTTCGATATTTTAATACTACGATTATGAATGTTGCTCAACGTGAATTTTTTTTTACTTTAGTTAAGAAGTTGATGTATTTTATCTCTAATAAGGTTGTTCTTCATGCAGGCTCTTTTTGGCGTTATATGGGTGGAGTAATGTATTCGGGTGGTCTCGAAACTTCTCATGGTGATAGTTGGATTATGGCTTTTATTTTTTTTCTTTATATTCATCATACCATGACATTGTATCCTGACCTTGCTTGGATAATTCAAGAACAGCTTGAAAAACGTTTTATTAATATAGTTGTCTATGGTGATGATCATATTTGGTGTTGTCCTAAGTTTTTACGTCATATAATTAATGTAATGACATTTCGTGAGTTTTTATCTGTTTATTGTGATATGTCTCTTCGTGATTATAAAGAGTATGATTTCTTTTTGAGTGTTCCTAATCGTGTTAATGGATTGCTTGTTAAGACAGGGCCTAAGTTTCTTAAGCGTTATTTTATTTTAAATGATATAGATAATAGTTTAGCCCCTGTTCTTCCTTATAAACCTCTTTTTGAGTCTATGATGCGTTTATTTTGTGATGCTGAAGGTTTGGTTGAAAATTATATTCTTAAATGTATTGGGATGGCTTGGGATACTATGGGTACTAATTCTGTTCATTATAATCTTATCTCTGAATTTTATCAGCGGTTGATCTATGGTGATCCTCGTTCTCCTTATGAGATGTATCAGCAAGCAGTTCTTAGGATAGATTCACGATTATCTATTAATAAGATGATTCGCCGATTAGGTATGAGCGCTAAGGAGTTGTATGATCATTTTCCTACTCAAAAAGAAATGCGAATTCGTCATATTCATAGTCCTCCTGAATGTGCCTTTGGTAATAAAGGCGATTGGGTTTATGCTATGGCTAGGGATTTAGGTTTGGATGTGTAACATAACTCAGTACCTCTTGCGAAG